TCATAAAACTGCCACCCCGATAAATCCATTCTCTATCTGCTGCATTTCCTGTTGCTTTGTATTCGGAAGAACATGAGCATATAAGTCCGCGGTCATGGCCAGGCTGCTATGTCCTAAGATTTTCTGTAGCGTCTGCATGTTTCCGCCCTCTTCTATGTACCGTGTTGCGAAGGTATCTCTGAAAGCATGGTGCGTAAACCTCTCGATTTCTATACCCTGCTGCCGGAGCCGCTTTAAAACGTTATCTATAGCAGATGATACCGTGGATGATGCTATTGCCTTAGCTCCATTACTCCCGATAAAGATATTACTATCCATCTTTCTCGCATGGATTTCCCCGTAAACCATGGACATTTTGGTTTTCTGCATCTGCAAGATTTTTTTTATTGTGTCATTCATAGGAATATCGCGATTACTGGTATCTGATTTTGGCAAAGTCTCCTCAATACCGCCACCCTCTTTCCAGCTCACGGTCTTGTTTACCCGGATCACATTGTTGATATAATCTATATCCTGCCACTTTAAAGCCGTGATCTCATTAAGTCTCATTCCCGTACACAAGGAAAAACAGAAAAACTCATATAACCATTCCGTCTTGGCTTCTTGCATAAACGCCTGCTGCTCTTCTCTGGTTAATGCTCTGTGAATAGTCTCACTCACTTTTGGCCGGTCATCCTTCCTTAATGGTTTCACACTAGCAGCAGGATTCTTCATAAGGATTTCATCATCGACAGCCGCGTTCAACACCGTTTTCAGCAGTACTATAACACCATTAGTCATGGATGCACTCAGCTTCTTTGATAAATCCTGCTGCAATTTCACCACTGCACGCTTTTCTATTTTCTGAACCTTAATTTTTCCCAGTACTGGTCTGATATGGTTATTGTACTTCGACCGGTTTATTTTAATGCTACTGTCCTTGATCGTTCCTCTCCGGGACTTCTCCCATTCATCAAAATATGCGTCCAGTGTTATATTTTTGTTGGAATTATACAGACCTGCCTTAATTTCCTCACGGATCCTGAGTTCATTCTCCGCACATTCCTTTGTGCTACGACCATAGGCACTGTATCTCTTGCCCTCCACGGTAAAACGCTTTTCGAATAAACCATTTTCCTTTTTTCGCATCCCTGATGGTATTCTCGCCATTATATCACCTGTCTTTCTATTGGCAATAGGGCAGCAGTCCGCCGCCCTTGGTTGTCTTATTTAATTCCCAGAAAGCTACAAACAAATCTGAAAATTGTATATGTTTGGTCATGATCCGCTTTCTCTAACAGCTCTATGATTTTCTTTTTGTAGTCCATATTAATATCCTCTATTTTTTATTACTCTGGCAATGAATCTATAGAAGAACTCAAGCAAGCTATCATCATTTACCTTCTGTAGTATCTCAATAGTTTCTTTCTTGTAATCCATATTAGTACCCCCACTGTCTCTTAAATGAGACAATTATGTTATACAAAAATTTCAAAAATTTTTCGCTCTGGATTTCATTCAGCAAAGTTTCAATTTCTTTTTTATAATCCATGTTATGCCTCCGCCACTTTCACATTATCTTTAATCCGCTTTACCATCAGATAATTAGCAAGGTTATGCACTCTCTTAAGGTCTTCCAGATCATTCATCATTAAAGCATCTATAATCAGCCAGAAACGCTCCTGATCTTCCTCTGATAATTCCATAAAGGCTTCATTGCTGGAACAAGCTATCCGAAAGAGTTCTGCCAGCTCATAGATGTGCTGTAATGATCTTCTATCTTTGTTAGCCTGGACAACGTCCATAATTGCCTTTCTGCAAGGAACCTGAGTTAAATTACATTTCTCCATTGTTTTCTGCCTCCTGTTCCTTTTTAATCTGCTGGTTATAGCATCCTCTAACAAATCCAAAAGCTAAGTCTAATAGTTCTACATCATCCATCCTTAACGCCATACTAATAATGTCTGACTGCCTGGACAATGCTCGAACCTGCTCACGACACACATTCCAACTTTCTTCCCAGTCTTTCGCTTCTTCCTTTGCGTCCTCCAACTGCTTTTTAAGATCTGCAATAATCTCTGTTGCCATAACCACACCTACACCGTCTATTTCCTGTGCCGGAACACCTGTGGCCTGCATCACTTCTGTTTCTTCTAATGTTCTTAATGTTTTTTCTTTACTCATGCTTCATTCTCCTCTCGTTCTAATTCGTGTACATAATCACATACTTTAGCAGATATAAATCCACTCAAAAAAATTACAAGAACGTCCATTACTGATATCATACTTTCGTTCCTTTCTTTTGTTGTCTGAGGGGAATGAGTATGTTATAATACGCACAGCCCCTCAATTTTGATCGTTTGTCGGGTTGCTTTGCCTTTATCAGAGTTGCCGCTCTGGTAAGGGCTTTTTTATTAAATTGCTTCTACCTGAGACTTTCCAAAGAAACTGGCTTTGTATGTTGCCCCGTCTCCTCTGCTTCCCCAGATCAGAGAACATCCGAATAATGCTGATGCTCCATGCTTTACCTTATAACCAAGCTCTTTCCACTTAGCAAAGGTATTGGTTTCCTCTGTGATTCCTGCTGCATGTTTCGCATCTTCGATTCTCTTTGCATTGATTTCTTCTGCCTTTGCAGATAACCATGCTCTGTGAAGTGCTTCTGCAAAGCTGATATTCTTTGTCTTGCGGTAAACTTTCCATGCTTTCAACATGATCTTGCTGAGATTGTACTTCATATTGCTGTCCTCCTTTGCTTTTCAAGGCCCCTCAGCCCTTCAAGCATCTTCCTGACTATTGATATGCCCTATTGCGATTCTCACAGGTATATGGCTTGAAGTATTGGGAGCTTTCGGCTCTCCCGGCTGTTGTCTGTTCCCTTGAACTGATTACATCATACTATGTACGTAGTTATATGTCTATTGACAATTTGTATAAATATGTACGTAGTTTTTCTGTATTTTTTACTATGTACATAGTTGACTTTTTGTGTTATACTATGTACATAATAGGGAAAGTGTAAGTATTTTATTATGCCCTCTTTCCAGAAAGGAACTAATACCATGAGTGAAACCAGTGCAAAAAGAAAATACGATATTGAATATGCCAAAAATAAACTTAAACGTATTCCTCTTGATGTACAAAAGGAAAAATACGAGGAAATCAAAGCCGCTGCAACTGCTGCTGGTGAATCCGTAAACGGATATATAAAAAAAGCTGTAGATCAGCGAATGGACCGCGACAATGCATAATCATTATTATTCACGAAAGGATGTGCTCTCATGGCAAAACGCTTATATACCTATGATGATATTATGAATCTGCCTGATTTTATCCGGGTAGAATTGATTGACGGTGTAATTCATACAGACGACTGGACAGATCTGGAGGTTGATGAGGAAGTCTTTCAGAATCCACCATCTGAAGATCATCACGTTACCTATCGTCTTTCCATCGTAAAAAAATAAAACAATACCTGATATTTTACTGTTCTATTTGCATAGGAGGATTCCATGAGCCTTTTCAATAAAATTAAAAGTGTTTTCAATTCATCATCCGATGATGTTCCTGATGCTCAAACCATCTATTTCAAAAATGGAGAGATGTACAAAGTATATCCCACTGATAAAGAAAGCTGGTACGATGCCAGATATCTGGTTTCAGATGGGGTAAAATATGATCTGGAGAATCTGGACGATTTAAAGCGCATTCCTGTACCAAAATTCCCGCCACATCAAAATATAATGGAGGGATATGGCGTTACTGGAAATTTAGATTATGTTTTAAGGATGAAAGCCGGAAGCTTTTATAATCGCAAAGATAAAATAAGATGTTCAGCCTGTTTATGGAAATGTACTGAATTAATGTTTGCTCATCCTTTTTTATCTTGGGACGAAAGCCACTTTTACCGGATAGTACAATGGCACGTAGAAATGGGAATGTTTGACGAAGCTGACAAGGCTGAGAAATATATATATTCTGTACTTGATCATGATGCAAACTATCAGCAATTGATCAATCATATAAAAGATAATCCTGAGTACATAAAACAGCAGGAGGCATTTCATAAGAAAAATCTGATGCGTAAAGAATACTATCATATTTTTTATGAATTGCCTGAACTAGCCCCCAAATCTTTTAGTGCCTATAGCAGAATGAAAAATGCTCAAACAAAAAATTTTCTCAAACTTAAAGATCAAGCAATAAAACATGGGATTTCAATAAGCTAAAACTGAATATAGTATATTTATCCAGGCAGCCAGTAGAGCGGCTGTGGTTCCCTGATCCTGAGCCTTGACAGGAGGGAATGCTTATGAGCGATTATGAGATTTTTATGATAATCCTGACGACAGCCAGCTTAATTGTATCTATCCTTACATACACACATAAGAAATAGCCGCCCTGCTCTCTGGTAAAGAATAGGCGGCTACGTCTTAAACATATATCTTGCCAGGACGGGGAACCTTGACTTCCCTTACTGGCTGTCTTGATAAGTATATTATATGCCAGCTTCAGGAATTTGTCAATTTCCCGTTGCAAATCACCCATATCTCTTACTATCCCTATTTTCTTCTTATACCGCTTCGAGGTATGTCAAATCTTTCACCGCTTCAAGTCGTTTCTTGCAATCTCTGTATATCTCCTGATAATGTTTCCCTCGCATAATTCCCAGATCAACCTCATGCAAAATGATATTTTCCATTAAAGACAGGTTATTAAGCTGCATCACCGTAGCTTCGTCCCTTTTATTGATTCCTGCCATTTTATTTGCCAGCCTGGAATAAGTCATGTAAAGCATTTCTGCATGGCTGCTGCCCTGTCCCTTTGCATACTCAACAAGTTTCTGGATTGTATCGGTTTCTGCTTTTCGAGTAAGCTTTCCTGCTTTTCGGGTTTCAACCCACATTTGAGTAGATTTCTCACGGATAAAGTTCTCCATCTGATTAAATGCCCGGATATACTGCAATTTCCATTCGAGGGCTTCTCTCCCAGTAAACCCCATTGCTAAAAGAGAAAAACCATCACGATTCATATAAAATTTTCTATATGATTGCCCGTTACCAGATTTGTAAGAAGAAATCTTAAACATTATTTTCACAGCTGAATTTTCAGCAATGAGATTATCAATACTCTGCAAAACATTTTTATGTTCTTTTCCAAACTTCTCAGCTACCTGCAAGCTGTCACATACTGCTTCGTCATTCTTTAAATAAACAAGTTCATTCATACTGTACGCCTTTCTTTAGCTATATCCAAAAATACCATCTTGTTCCATCAATTTATTAATTTCTCGCCTGTTCATCGACAGTTCAAAAGCAACTGGCGTTTCGTGAAAATCACGATTTAACCTGATATTCTCACCTGTTCGAACACTCGAGTTCTCACCGCTTCCTCACCGCTTTAATTCCATTTCTCACGGCTTCATGCGGCTTTCCTGCGGCTTCATTATCAATAACAAGGCTCCTCAAAATAGTGGATACCCCTTTTTATAACTTTTCACTGCTTCCTCACTGCTTCAATCAGACCAATACCCAAAAATCAGTAATAACGCATGACCGTAAATGACCGTATTTCTCATAATAGGTCTTTTATTGAACCGTAGGTTCGGCAGCAGGATTTTATTCAATACCGACATTATCTCTTCTCTCTGTTTTATCGGCTCATTTAACCTTTTTCTTCCTTTACCCTTACAACTTTACCTTAGTTGCATTACAATTGATTTTTGCTCTGTTTTATTCCCATACTCCTGTATTTTCAGATATATTATGGCTTAGCCTTTCCCTCATCTGCTGACGCTGTTCCTCTGTATACTGTTTCGGAGGAGAAATCCGGATCCAGGCTACCGGAACATGGGCACAAATACTTCCATCCTCATTATCCGCAATAATCTGACAATCCTCAGGATGTTTCTCTGCCAGCTTGCGGATTACAGATTTATACCGGCCCTGAGAGAATGTCAATGTTGCTTTGGTACCATTGGTCATAAATTCAATTGCATTTTCGTTACATCCATTCATAAAAATCTCCTTTTTGTTTTGTTCGTGTATTGTTCATGTTCTCTCTGTTCGCTCTTTGTTTACTGACTCATTAAAAGGTCATTTCTCGGGGTTCGCTCGGAGTTCGATAACATCTGAGTGCATTTTCTCGAAGTTCGTTCGAAGTTCATTTTGGAATCATGCGCCAGACTTTTAGGGACTCCGAAATCTCTGAATAGTCACCCGCGCGTTATCGCGTCAACAAATTCCCTACATTTTTTCATCTATATGCCGATAAATGTTAAGTTTTGTTAAGTTCTGCACCTCTATATCCAAAAAATATAAGGTTTTTTTAGGTTTTACCTATACATACAAAAATGTTAGCTTTTGTTAGGTTCCATAATCCTATACAGAAAAATATATGAGGTTTTCATGGAACGCCTCCGCCTATATGAGCCAAAATACTAAGTTTTACTAGGCAGTAAAAGCACTAAATAATACTGAAGATTTTGGCCATATATGCAGAAATGCCACTATTTGCAACCTTATTCATCAGCTATATACTCTGAAACTCCACCTTTTTCCATCCTATTCATCAGCTATATATAATCGGGTTCCACGTTTTTCCAAGATGCATTCCCTACACAGAGAAACAGACGGTTTTGACAGGTTGCCGATCCGAGAAGATGTTAATATTTGCTAATATTTTCGGCTATATATGCTGAAATCGTAGGTTTCCGTAAGTTCTCCCCTATATAGAGTGATATGTGGGGTTTTGTCGGGTTCCTCCTATACAACCAATTATCTCAACAAATTTCAACATTTCCCTTATCCTGCCAATGAAAGAATGTTATTCTTTGTGAGAAAATCTTTAATCTGATCATATTCCCAGCCACAGCCAATAAGTCCATTTACAAGCATTTCTTTCGACTAAATGAGCTGAAGTTCTTCTTCAGACAAATGATTCCAGATATTATCCTTTGCAGACATTCCATATTCTTCCCTGAGCTGCTTTGCATTTTTACCGAATATCGCCTTGTAAATGGTGTTCGTATAAGTTGCATAGGCATAACCGTGCATCCGCTCATTTTCCATAGAAATTTTCAGGGTGTTCGTCAATGCTTGTCTGACTGCGATTCCTTTTACTTTTTAAAACGGATATCTATTACATGTCTGTAATGCCGCCCGGAACACAGCCAACGTTTTCTTCCGGTACGCATAAAAATCTTTACGATCAAGCGCAACAAACTTCTTTTTATTCATCTTGTCATAGCTCATTCCAATTACGATACAGCAGTATAGTTCGTCAACAATGTTCGGATACACCTCCGCTGCACACTGCAACAGCAATATCTTGTCCCGCATCTCAAGATTCTTGCAAAATTCACCCAATCTCTTATCTTCATCTTCTGAAAATCCATAATCCTCATAAGTTGCTTCTCTTGTAAGCATTGAATTCCTCCCTGTATTTTCCCTGCCATACTTTCTGCATGACAGGGGATTATTCTATGTCATCTCGAACGGGTTTCTACCGCTTGTATCTCGTCTCATCTGCGCTTCTTTCATCATCTCGTCAAACAGTGTCCTGCGATTGATCTGAGCTGTAAATCGGTAGCTTCCGCCGCCAGCCTGTCGTCCTGCTGTTTCTTCCCGGACGATCTTTCTGAGCAAGGCTTCCGGCGTCTCGATGTTGTTACCCTGCTTCTGGTCTCCTAAGACTGCAAGGAACTCGCTTCGAGGCGGGATGACTGCGCCTTTAGCCAGATATGGAACTGTATTGACTCTTGGTAAATTCATTGAGTATTTACCCCATCTCCGCTTCCCATCAGGGGTTGTAACATCGTAAGAAAATGTAAATGCCTTCTCAATACCGGAAAGAGAAGAATTAACATTGCTGATCGTGCTGTTAACCTTATTAACTACTTCATTCAAAATCCTTGCGATTCCTGTTACTGCCCCGGAAATCCCATTAATCAGATTATTGCTCATCTCATTTCCAATCGTATTCATATTTCTGGCAAGTCCGTTTAAACTATCCTTTGTACTACGCACCATCTGAGTTATCAACTGGCCAATTCTCTCGCAAGCCTTTTCCCATTTCTTAGTCATTGTGTTATACTGACCTGAAAAATGGCTCTCCACAGTCTTCTGCATCTCGCCAAGCTTTAAATTGGCAGTCTGCTTCATTTTATCCAGATTTTTCTTTACTTCTGATGCCGAATTCCCCCAGTTTGTCGCCGTGGTTGTATTCACACCTCCAGAAGCATCCTCCGCTGCTTTCTTTACTCCTGCAAGATTAGTCTCCGCATCCGTTTTCATTTTTCCAGTTGAACTGCTTATTGTCTTCTGAGCCTCAACAATACTAGAATCAACACTGCTTTTTGTCGCCTGAGCTGCGGAAGGAAACTCCTGTGCCAGTTTTTTATTCAGCTCATCCAATGGGACTCCTGCTTCTTTCAAGGCATTATAGACAATATTAAAAGCATCCTGCGCATTGGCTGCTGATCCGCTTGTATTATTAAATACTTCTAAAACACCTCTATATGTTCCTGCATACTCACTAGAAGATACACTGAGATCATATAGTACACTTCTGATTCCTTTTATTGATTCTTTCACAGTTATTGAAGATGTATCTATTGTGGAAGAGCTTTCTGAAAAGCCTTTTCCCAGAGCTTGTACCTTACCTGTCATTTCTTCAACAAATGCACTTGACACTCCGGCTTGCGCTCCATATTGCTCAAGGATCTGCATTGCTTTCTCAGCCGATACGCCATATTCACCCAATTTCTGAACCATGCTGTCATACATCTCACTGTTTGACTTACCGGCAGTCTCATCTGCTTCTACTAAAGCCCACAGTTCTTCTACCTGTTTGTTCGTAATTGCATGAGCTTCGCCCATCTTGCCAGCATAATCATGTAAGTATCCACCTGTCTGAGTTAAAATTCCGTTTCCGCCCTGTGCAGTTTCTACTAACTCAGCAATTTTCTTCGTAAGCATAACCGTTCCGGCAGTGACCAGTGTAATTGCACCGGCGGTCCCAACTAAAGAGCCCAAAGAAGATGCAAATGTAGCAATGCCTGATGTAGATCCAGCAAGTGCACCATTGGTCAGATTAGAAATATTTCCCGCTAATGTCTGTACTGATTCCTCTGCAATCAGCTTCTTTCCAATAGTGGTAACAAGGAATTTTACCAGGCTTCCAATGCCCGTTATATCCGCAATCTTTACCGCGATAAACGCCTTACCCAAAAAAGCGGCTATTTTCCCTGCGGTTCCGCTTGCCTCCAAACCATCGAACAAACCACCCAGTGTCCGGGTAATCGCAGTTATTACCTGTTTCAGATGCTTCACCCAGTTGATCTGCCCCAGCATTTCACCAATCCCCTGGCCCAAAGCCTCCCAGTCTGTTTTTTCTGCCATATCAACCAGTGAACTGCATAAGCTATTCAGGAAAGCTTCCAGTTTGCGCCCATTATTCTTCCAGTCGAACTCTGAAATAAAGGTATTAATTCCTCCGGCAATGTTATTTACCAGACCTGTCCAGTCAAATCGCCGGGTAAAGCTGTACAATGTGGTAAATGCTCCATTCAGGCCAGTTGCTAGCGTATCCGCTATCTCACGGAAGGAAATCCTTGAACAGATTCCATTAAGACCATCCGCTATCGCTTTTCCGATTTCTGAAAATGGCAGGTTATGTACCATTCCATTAAAGATATCCCAGGTAATCATGAACCGGTTTGCTATGAGTTGGCCCAAATTATTCCAGTTGACTTCTTTTACTAGTCCGGTAATTCCTTCTGCGAATTTCTTTCCCAGATTTTTCCAGTCTATTCCTGTTATCAGCAGGTTTAAGGTATTGACAATCGTATTGATTCCCGCGCCGACAGTCCGTCCTAATAATTTCCAGTCTACATTATCAACCAAGCTGTTAAATGTTCGGGTAAAAGCATCACAGAATTTTGTTATCTTTGGACCGACCTTTTTCCAGCTGATTGCTTCATAGACTTTCTTAAGTCCCTTATTTATTCCACTGGCAATATATTTCCCAAGGCCTTCCCAGTCTTCCGATTTGATTAATTTCTTAATCTTATCCGCAATTCCTTTGATCGAATTAGCAACAGGAACCTTCTTAAACATCTGTGCCGGTGTAGGTGCTGTATACCCTCCGGTATCTCCTATGCCATTTCCATCTGCTGCCGAATCATCATTTTTATTCGATGTATACCGTTGGATCTCATCAAGAGTAGAAAGATATCCTTCTGTTTCTTTATTGGTTTTTTTTGTACTTTTAGCCGCCTGGTTTGTATTTTTTGAAGTCTTTTCCAGTCCTGCCGCATAATCTTCCTGCACTCCAACGGCTTTTACAAAAGTATCCTGTCCGGTTAATGCTGCTGCAAACATTCCCACATAAGTAATTGCACGTGATATCATATCAATAAATCTTGACATGATCGGAGCTACCACCGTGAGGACAGGTGCAAATGCTGTAGCAAACGAGTTCTTCAGCCTCGTCATACTGGACATCAAAGACGATATTGCTGAATTGGTACTGTTAGAATACTGTGCCAGATTTTCAAATCCACTTTTTACACCATCACTGACAGCGCTTATCGCCCGGGATACCCCTGAAAACAACAACGACATTCCCAGCATCCGGGAAAGGCTCATTCTCGACCGGTCCGTCTGCTTGTTCAGATTGAACATGTTTTCTACAGCCTTTTTCATCGCTGAAACCATGCTCTTGATAGCAGAACCAGCACTTCTTAATGCGGAACCCATATTCTTCACAACCATACCTACACGGGCAGCAGCCTTTTGAAGATTCTGCATGGCCTGTGCCAGCCGGTTGTTTTTCTGTCGGTATTCCTCAACCTTGTTTTTCAGATTATTGTATGATGAATACAGCCTTCCATTTATACGTTCCAGCTTCTGCGACTCCGTATTATACCTCTCGGCTGTACCCTTATACGCATCTGTTGATGTAGGATCCACATAGGCCCTTCCAGTTGCCTGCATCTCTTTCTGTTTCCGCTGTAACCGGTCAATATCTGCCCAGATACCGTCCATCTGTTCGTCAAGTTCCTTAAGCGGTGCAGAATCTATCGAAAAGCCCATATCAAGCCATTCACGCTGTTTTGTTTCAACCTTTTCAAACTCATCTTCCAAAGCTTTTATATCGTCTTTGAGCTTTTTATATTCTTCTGTCTCGATTCTGACCTTGCTCAGTTCTTCGAGCTTTGATTTTAGCTCTGATACTTTACGTTCCTGCTTCTCGTAGTTCTGATACAGACCCGTTATCGCTGTTATCTGCCTCTGGAAAGAACTTTTTGCTGAATCACCCATCTTCGATACCTGTGCGGATATTCTGGTCATTCCAGCCTTTACAGCATTCAGTCCTTTCGACACACCGCCGGTATCTATTCTGGTATCAATGATAATTGAACCATCTGCCATGTTATATCTGCCTCCAAATTATTTGAGGTTCGGGCACTGAATCCTGTTTCCAATGCCGTTATATACTCAGGACCATCCCGTTACCAGGACAGCCCTGTTATGTAGCTACGCTTCGGCTACTTCTTTCTTTGCGTATTTGTCAGTATACTTTTTTATCCTTTTCTGCTGCGCCTTCTCCCTTGCATCCAGCTCTTTCTCAATAATTCCACCAATTACAGTGATAATCTGCTCTGCAAAGGTCTCTCCGCTTTCCAGGACTGTAAATGGGCTGGTAATTTTGAAAAACTTCTCTGACACAGGAGCTCCAAATAACAGATCTATCTTTTCTCCAGCCTCCTTTTCCAACTCCGGGAGGATCTCTTCAAAATCTTTGCCTTTAATTCTGTCATTGATTCCTGCAAAGAAAGCCGTTGCCTCTTTGTATCTTTTTAAAATACCAGCATCCGACGGAATAAATCGAAATACTCCCAAATCATTTCCGTCCTGATCTGCAATCTGATATGTTTTCGCACCAGTCTGAACTACTACTTTCTCCATTAAATCTTATCCTCGCTTTCCTGTTTTTCTGTTTCCAGCTGTCCTTCCAGTTCATTAAGCTCCCTAATCCCATCCATGCATTCTGTGACCTTATCTGCTGTAGCTCTCATTGAATTGCGTACCTCATCACTTTGAACGAAATCCGCATAAAGCTCTCCGATATGTCCAGCCGCATTAGCCAGAGAACTAAATACCCCCTTCTGCAACCTCATTCTTTCCGTGTATAAACGTCTCTGATCTGAAATCTGTTTCTTTCTTCCCATGTCACTTACCTCCATTCTGTCTGTCATAAATCGCTGCCAGCTCACACGCAATCACAAATAACAAAAGACCAATAACTACCACCAAAATCACCTCCGCAACAATGAAATATTACCTGTTATATATATTTTACCATCAAACCTGACCACAGTTGTGGTACATGTTTACCACAGTTTGCACCATTTTCCATATCGTGATATGATCTTTAATGGCAATAATCCCATATTATTACTTTTTTATACTGGCAACCGGATTATTTCTTTTGGCTTTGTTTTCCAGATCTTTTGCTACTGCTAAAAGAAGGTCCTCACACAACCGGGAATGATGATGATTCTTCCGTAATACTTCTATCTCTTTCACCACTCCCTGCCAGTATACATCGTCTTCAGGTCTGCCCGGAGGATACAGCTTTTTGTATAACCTCCAGCAGTCCGTGAAGATGTTATATATCTGCTTTAATTCTTCTTTATCGTTCACTGGTTACTCCTCCGGCATGATATACGCTTTTTCTCCTGCTGCATACTTTTGAAACATATCATTCAACACTTCTTTCGCGCGTTCTGGACTTGCATATTCCGCAATACCAAAATCACCCTCACAAATACGGTTCTTACTTACATAACTGATATACGTCATTTTGAAATTTAAAACTCGTGTTTTATCCTGTGTCATGATTTTCATGATTATTGTCCTTTCTGGCGGATTACCGCCTATAAAATCCATTACAAACCCAAACTACAAACTACAACTACAATCGTTCCAAAAAGTTTAAAGTTTTCCTTATATACTCTTATATCCCATATTATTATCTTTTATATATTTCTTTTTATAGAATGTAGTTTTTGTAGTTATTGTAGAAAAGCCCATAAATACTGGGGTTGAGCAGACTACATTCTAACTACAAAGTTGACTACATTCTTTCAAGATCGTCTACTCGAACGGTATTTCCATTTGTTCTTGTTTAGGAACTGGCACAAAGTCAGAAGAGTTTGTAGTTTTTTCCGGTTCAGTTTGTAGTAACATCTTCTGAAACCCTCTCTGACTTCCATACTTAGGAAATTTGCGTGGAGTTTTCATTCTTTGCCATCCTGGTACCTTTGCAATAATACTGTTTATTTCCGATGTCTGATAACTTTTTGGCGAAATGCTTTCTTCCAATGCTTCAAACCATATTTCCCTAGCACATACCTGTGTTTTACCTTCCAAGTACTCCTGAATAATCCCTCGCTTGCCATCATCCGCCATATTTGCCTCTTGAAGCTCTTTAGCCTGCTGCATACAGTTTTCCGGAAGTATCAACTGTGGATCTTCGTTTTTCCAAATATGTACTGCTTCCGCCCATGCCTGCTTGATTGTATCCATAATCTCTGGCACAAAAAGACTTTTTGATGGTTTCTTAACGCCTGTCTGGACAATTAGGAAACGCCTATTTCCCGTTTCATCCTGCAAGAAATCATCTTTATTGGTTGTCCCGGCGAATACACACTGCCTGTAAAATGTATCAGCCCTACGCTCGTAAGGAATCCTATATTTGTCCTGTGTGGCTGTCAGGAATCGCTTTACACTCTCCACACCGCCCGCCGTCCTTGCCAATGATTTAAGCTCTGCAAGCTCAATTATCCATGAACCTGTAAGAGACTGCACTGCCTTGTCTGAATCCAGACTGTCTAAGGAATCATTGAACCATGAATCGTCCAAAGCCATCAATTTCAGAAATGTGCTCTTGCCAATACCCTGCGAACCCTGTAATATGATTGTATAATCAAATTTGCTTCCGGGCTTATACACTCTTGAAACAGCTCCTAGCATCCATAAGCGCATTACCTGGTATGTATAATCAGAATCCTCTGCTCCAAGATATTCCGGCAGCAGGCTTCTTATATGCTCTTTTCCATCCCATGTAAGGGAATCCAGTAATTCTCTTACTGGGTGGAATTTATTCCGCATAGAAACATTTTTCAATGCATCTGCAAAGTCCTGTCGGCTTTTAAGCCCATAATCAGCCTGTATCAGTGAAAATAGGGCTGAATCATCATGACTGCTCCATGCTCTGCAATTATTCTCATTTTCCCATGGTACACTACCATATAAGTAAGGTTGCTGTGCAAACTCATTAAGGCGGATTTTCCCGGCGAAACGACTGTCTTTATCCATAACGACTTCAAAATTATGTACAAGCTGTTTTACGCTTTTTACATTTCCATCTTCATCATAGTTACAGTCGAGGAATTTAAAGACTAATGCCGGACCTCCAGCTACTTCGTCCTTGCTTTTTTGTATTACAGATCGTTTTTTGCCTGTATCCTGCTTCTGATCTTGCTGAATATCTGCACAAATCTTCTCTGTATCATCAACATTCCTTATTAAATTTTCAAATTCTTCAACAGTATGTCCTGCTTCGAAATAATCAGTAATGTCTGCTTTAGACATCTCTGGCATTGGAATAATTATCTTGATACTCTTAGCAGTACCTTTTAAGTCTCTTACAACAGTAGACGCTAATTTCTTTCCCGGATCATCATTATCTGCCAAAACTATCACATCTGCGTCTTTACAAAGTTCGGATACATTTTTATTCCAATCATTTGCACCGCCACAAGAAAAAGCAGCGTATCCTTTTTTAACTAAAGTATTAACGTCCTTTTCCCCTTCTGGAATAAATACTGGTTCTTTTCTCTCAATGGCCCGCTTTATACTGGGTATGCTTCCATATACTGCATTAAACGTTTTCTTGTTCTTTCCGTTTAAGCCATAAGCAAAACGCTCATTACTCAAGATTCCAAAAAGCATTTTCTTGCCTTCTAATCGTACTTTTGTACAAGCATAATCACCATTAATGGAAGCATAATTGTACACAGCCTCGATTTTTCTTTTTTCACGATTCTCTATGTACGCTCGCCATCTTTCCTTTGCCAATCCATCTCCGTAAAATAAATCTGACATTTTTAATCCTGCTGCAATAATAACTTCCTCAGTACTACATCCAGCATGGCACTTAATCAATGCTCGATCATTACCATCTGTAAGTGTTAAACTAGCCTCTCTGTCTGCATGTGCCGGACAAATACATTGTGCCTTGCCTGTCCCGCATTTCCTAACTTGAAAGTGTGATAAAATCCTTTCAAAAGTCAATTCTTATCACCTTCCAACTCTACCAAAAGTTCTCTTGCACTCTCTAACACACGCAATGTATTTTCACCACGATTCTCAAGTGTACGAATAAACCTTCGGATTTCCATCGTGTCTCCTGCTGCAGGAAGATAATATCCTCCCGGCGGAGTGGTGCTAGATAATATGACCTTGCCAGCCCTGCGTTCTGCTTCGATCTGCTTCTGAAGCATTCGAACGCTGGAAAAGTGACATTTTACAGTAAGGTACTCCGGTGTCAGTGCGTTTTCTTTCCCCGGCAACAGGTTTTCATATACTCCCATAGAATCACCGCCTTATTCTGAAATCTCATCCAGATATTTTCTGATCTTTGCTACATTCCAATACACTCTTCTGCCAACACAAAATTTTGCGCCTGCTGCCATACCAATCTGCGTTGCTGTCTGCCTTCCCGAATTCAACATTTTCTGCAATCCAGCAGTATCAACACTTAACGCGTCTGAAGATGAACTTGGATATGATGTTGTTTTTCTCATAATAAATACCTCTGCTTTCTGTCTGATTTCACATTGTCTTATGTGTTTCTTTATGGTATTATTATAGCATAGATGTTAATAAAATTAACAGTATTTATGGTTCACATGTTAATTAACTTAACATTTCTAAATCATTCTAATATTACTTAAATCATCTTTAAAATAAACAAAAAACGGAGGAAGTTAACATGAACATTAACATTGAATGTGGACAGCGCCTAAAAAAGTGCAGGCTTCTCTCAGGATATACCCAAGAAGCTTTAGGGAACAAAGCAAACTATAAAAAAGAAACGGTCTGTATGTTTGAAAGAGGTAAACGTAAGCTTTCTGTAGATGCAGCTAATAATTTCGCTAAAGTTTTACATGTTCGTGCAGATTATTTGCTTTGTAGAGATGACAATATTTTTCCCGAAGAAAAAACTAAATCTAATACCACTAATTATCAAAAAGCTAATTGTTTCGATACCTTACTTAATTTTTATAATTATGAATTATATGGAATACCAGAAAATGAAGACGAAGCTTCTGGAATAGATATGCTTAATATCCCAATGAGACTAAACAAGGGATTTATCATAAAGAGTCCTCAAAACAAATTATTTTATTGTCCAAGTAACCTATTAGATGAACTAATCGAAGATGTTATGGATTATGCCTTAATGCGGCTTGATAAACGATTATTACCCCAGTGCCATGAACCAAACGATAGCGAACTAGAGGCAGCTGGCTTAACCCCTGAAGGTGCTTATGTGCCCCCAACATTATCATTAAGGCATTTAAAAATACCTGATTTAAACTTTCTACGAGAATTTTCACATTCCTCAACCGAAAGCAAAAATAATAACTCAAATGATTATACAGAAGAGTAAAACACTAAAAAGCACCCAATACCAATTAAGGCGTTGAGTGCTTTTATTACGTAAACATTTTTATTACATAAAAAACCTAATTTTAAGAAACTGACTTCACAATATTATAACTGTTAATTATTTGTCCTTTTTATCATTAGTCGGAATTAAAGGAGGCAAAATTAAAGGTACTTGTCCAAAAGAAGCCGTTATTTGAGCAATCATAAGCGTAATTCGACTCATTAGTTCATTAATAACAAAATCTCCGTTTTCTCTAAACTCTTCCGCCAAATTAAGTTGACTCCAATCAAATGCTTTCATCTTATCTTCTTTAAAATAGAGTTTAGCACCAAAGGCAACTTTCATAGAAAATATACTTTCAGGTTCAAATTCTAAAGCTCTCGTCACAACAAGCTTTATTCCTTGATTTTCAATCAATTGCGCATTAATATTATCAGTACAATTTAAAGAACAATCTGTAGTAATATTTGTTTCTAACCTAGAATACGATATATCTTCCAAAAAAATATCATGCTTATTTTCAAAATATCCAGAAAAATTATTAATCATTTCTTCTCCTTTTATTGCCTATACTCCATATTTATATTATTCTTTTTACCATTCATCATATTAGGCAAACCAGATGCTCCCAAAGTAATTCCGTTCAAAAGAGCAACTGCATAATTATGATTACATTCATTTAATAATTTAGAAACTGTTTCCTTTATAACTACCTCATTTTGCGTGCCTTCACTTAAATACGCTTGAATAGCATTTTCTACCGTTTGATTTAAAGACTCTCCATTTTTAAATGCAACCATGGCTAATTTTCTATGTAATGACGGTTTAATTCTAACATTGAATGTTCCTTTATATTCTTTATCTGGCTCTTTTCCCACTTCTTCACAAAATGATAAATAATCATCAACAGCATTTTGAAACTCTTTTTCAATCATTTGGGCATCCGTGCTTTCAAAATCAACATAATCATTAATTCCTTCTATTTTTCCTCTTAACACACATGCATCTGAATCAAATTCAATCTTTGTATGATATCCTTTATATTCCAGAACACTATCTTTCAT